ATTTACACGCAGAGACTATGAGTTTATTGCAGATAAGATTGCTCCGCATCTTAGTTGGGCAACAGCAATCAAGTATGTTGCTGATGAACTGAAAGCTACCAATCGAAACTTTAACTATGATAAGTTTGTAGAACGTGCTGAACGAGCATGGGAAGAAAACTATAACCTTAGCAAAGAAAGCTTTGATGATGAAATCCCATATTGAAATATGTGAATATTGTGGTGATGAATCTAATCATCTTTATTATTCTGATCATCCCCAAACATTCAAAGAGATTCGCGTTTGTGAAGAATGTGAATGTGGACCAGTAAATGGAGAATACTACAGAATTAATTCAGAACTTAATTCATATTAAAGGAAGAATAATGGGTAAAGTAAAATTATATGTAATGGATCGAGAGGAAAGAGCTGCTGAACGTGGAGCTGCTGATCGATACTATGGTCGCCAACCTGTTCCTCATATGTGGTTAGATAGCCTAGGCGTTAACTTTGTAAATGAAAAGCAAATGTCAACAAACGAAGTCGAAGCGTACTGGGAAGGATGGCGCAATGAAGAGGATAGAAAAGACTGGGGTGATACCTATTGACGAGTGCAGTATTTTTTCTGCATAAGTGCAGTATGAAATCATATCTAAACTATTTGCAAGATCGAGCAGAGGAGGCTGATGTCTCCTTGCTCAAATGTTTTAAACGTGCTGAGATTCCTACCTCAACATACTACAGAACAATTAATGGCAATACAGAACTTAGATATGATACAGCTGTGAAAGTAATCAATGTTATCGAAGAACTTAACTCGATACAAAAAGCCAGTGAGCATACCAAAGGACTACGAGAAGCTAATAAGCCTGTTGATAGAAGCTCGATTCGAGCAAGGTTTAAGCCAAGAGTCATTAGCTCATAAAATAGGTTGCACTTCTTCGCTTATCCACAAGTGGGAAGCGCACAAGCGTATTCCCTCTGGGTTCATGTTAATTTGTTGGTTGGATGCTTTAGGCTATGACATCGAAGTTACGAAAAGGAAAATCGGCAACGTGTATAGCGTGTCAGATTAAAACAAATTGGTTCGTTGCAATATTAAAAAGAAACTCAGGCCGTACAATGGAGAAGCATTGGTATGTATGCCTCAACTGTTATGAGGAGGATAAATGGCAAACCGTAACAAAAACAAAGGAACTTACCACGAAAAATGGTTTGTTCACTGGCTCGAAAAAGCGGGCATCAAAGCGAAAAGGCAACCCCTCTCAGGCAGTTTGGGAGGCGAGTATTCAGGCGACATCAAGCTCGAACTCAACGGAGAAGAATTGGTGGGAGAAGTAAAGTACAGAGACAAGTCTAACTTCCCTAGCCCATTCAAAGTATTAGAAGGCAGAGATATTGCTTTCTATAAAAGGCGGACTGGACAACCGCAAACAATAGTCATCATGAGCGGTGACAGATTTATAAAACTAATGGAGAACAAAGATGAATCTTAAACAGAAGTGGTGGGAATGGCACAAACAGAACCCACATGTATTTGGATTGTTCGAAGAGTTTACTTTCAGAGCAATCAATCGAGGACACAACAGACTAAGTGCATGGCTTGTTGTTAATAGAATTAGATGGGAAACTAGCATTGAAACAAAAGGTGGTGATTTTAAAATAAGCAATGACTACATTGCGCTATATGCCAGATACTTTATGCATTTGCACCCAGAATATAATGGCTTCTTTAAAATAAAGAAAATGAAAAGAGTAGAAATACAAGGAGAACAACATGAAGAATGTTACACATAAAGCAATCAAAGCAAATGTCTGGGATGCACACATTGCCAAAGCCAACAGCTCAGTGTCAGCACTCAAAGAATACAAGAAATCAAACTACCAAGTTGATGGATACCGCATCAATGCTAACCGCATTGTAAACGGTGAGCATGTTGGTGAAGACTGGCTTCGAGGTAAGCTAAAGAAAGAACTAATTAAACTTGGCTATTGCAAACCATCGGACTTTGAAAAGTACAACAAACCTAACGGCAGTATAAATATTGGTTGACTATGCTGCATTATTGCAGTACGTTAACCATTATAAATAAAGGAGAACAAGATGAACCGTAAAGGATTCATAGGTGGATCGGACTGTGTAAAAATTATGCAAGGCCACTGGTTAGAATTATGGCAAATAAAAACTGGCAGAGAAATGCCAGAAGATTTGACAGACAACATTGCTGTGCAGCTTGGCATCTGTACTGAAGACTTCAATCTTAGTTGGTTCGAACATCAAAGAAATTGTATTCTTAGCCATCATCAGTATGAATACAAAGAAACTATTGGATCAGTGCCGGTAAAGGGTACTGTCGATGCTCGATTAATTAATGCTATTGTTGAGGCAAAACACACAAATGCTTTCAACAAAATGGAAGATGTCATTAAACTGTATATGCCACAGATACAACTCTACGCGCATCTAGCAAAAGCAGAAGGTACTTACCTTTCTGTTATCTTTGGTAACAGCAAATGGGAATCTACATATGTCGAGTACAACAAAAAGTATTTCAATTCTATGTGGTCAGTGGTGTCAGACTTCTGGGGTTACGTGCTACGCGATGAAGAACCGATTGGTGTTGACTCCAAAGAATTGTCACATGACTACATTGCGGTGGACAATATGGTCAAACGAGACGCAACAACAGACAACCAGTTTGTCGATGCAGCCATCACATATATACAAGGTTATGAGCAGAACAGAGTTTTCGAAAATGCAAAGAAAGACCTTAAATCAATGGTCGGAGCTAACGAAAGAGAAGTGTACTGTGATTACCTTTCCGTCAAGCGAGACAAAAAAGGATCGCTTAGAATAACCAAAAGAAAAAAGGAGAACAACAATGAGTAATAAACTAGACATTTGGAACAAGCTAGCTGCTTCAGACCCCAAATATCTGAAGCAAGTTAGCTTTGGCAGTAGATCATTTACAGCCATTGATCCTCAGTACCAAGTCAGAATGATGACAGAACAGTTTGGGCCGATTGGTTTGGGTTGGGGTTGGTTTAATACAACTGAAGTAGTGTCTGTTAGCAACGGAGACAGCGCTGTACTAGCGCATGTAACTGTCTGGCATACAGACAACCATCATTCCTTTGGTCCATTCACAGGCTGTCGTAAGTTCTTTGATGCAGCTAAGGGTCGTATGGCAGAGGATGCTCCAAAGATGGCTATCACTGATGGTCTTACCAAAGCACTGTCGCACATTGGCTGTAATGCTGATGTTTTCTTAGGTGAAATGGATGGTAATAAATATGCAGCAGATAGTAATAAAGGTAAATCAAATTGGTAATTCTTGAGGTTGTGCATTGACCCTGAATCTTTGCATGTTTCCACCTGATCGAGGGGCAGGTTCCTCAAGAACCCCTCACATAACTTTAACAAAGGAGCCAGAAGCATGGCAGAATATGACGATACAAACAGAGGCGCAGCTTTTACACCATTTCCAACTCAAAAGATGATCCTTCAAGGCAAGGTAAATGTTGAGGGTATTGACCATAAATTAATATTGGTCAAAGATCAAACAAGAGATGGCACAGAAATTATTGAGATGTATACAAAAATGGGTGCAATGTTTGTTAATGATAAACGTGGCAATGATGCAGCCCCCGATTACTCTGGGCCTATTGGAAGCGACAAGCGTATCGCAGGGTGGAGACGCATGAAAGATGATAAGCCTTATATGAGTTTCCAAATCAGTGATAAGCAAGCAAATGATAAACAAGAAACAAATTCAGAAAACACCTTGAAAGATGATGCAATACCGTTTTAATATAAGAATGTTCTCTGGGGGTTCATACACTGCTGAAGTCCGTTTTGCCGAACCTCCCTTAACTGGCGCACCTTTTGGTGCGTCTTTTTTTTAGGAATAATAAATGACCCCACTTGAAAAAATGATAGCAGATGCAAAGATTTGCAATGCAAGACTTAAAACAAACAAGAATACTATCGAACCAAAAGTTCTAAGCAAACCAGTAAAACCTACACCAATAATTCAAACATCTGGAAAAAATTGGCGCAACAAATCTCTGTCTCAAAAAGAAATAGAAGACATAAAATACTTTAGAAGCAAAGGTTGGTGCGTAAGTTCAACAGCTATGGTTGTAGGTGTCAGCACAAAAACAGTGAGAAAGTATGATGCAAATTACAGAGGCCCAGAAAGTTGAACTAAAGTTTCTTCGAAGAGAAGTAGATAAATGGCAAGATGAGTTATACAGATTAGATGCTCATCCTAATGTGCAAACAAACCTTTGGGTTGCTAGAAAAGAACTAAAAAGTTTTACTTCTAAGCTAAGAACAGAAGGTATTAATATCTAAACGCTTAACTCAAAATGAGGGGCATCAATAAACGGACGCCTACCTTGCGACCTTCGAAGATCGATGTACTCATTCATTGCATCTTCCATTGAGCCTTCGTACTCACCTATCGAATTGATGTGCCATGCTGCACCCCAACGAATATGAACACCAATATCATTAGCAGCTTCTTTCATAGCATCAGCAATATCATCATAGAGACTTAATTCCCAAGATACTCTTGACCCAATGTAAGCTACTGTATCTATTGCAATACCCTCAAGATGTTTTGACTTCATCGTTTGACTGGCTTTCTTTTCAAAAAGCTCGCGCTGTTGATCCATAGTTCGAAGGCCACCTAAGTGTGGAATGCCAAAGTCAACACTAGTAATTCCAATTGCATACTTAGCAACAGCTACTAAACTTTTATCAACACCTTCTAACCTACCTAAACTTCTTTCACTTAATTTAAATGTCATTTCTTACCTCCAAAAAATTTAGTTGCTGATCTTACTGCAAAACTACTAGCTACAATCACTCCTAAAGTATAGCTGTACCACTGAGGCATAGTTTCCAAAGCAGCAAAGCCATCTGTCACTGCCTCCTTTGCCCAATCAAATGGAAGAAATGAAAGGATTAATGGAATTGAAAAAAGTAAAACTAGATACTCATCTTTCCATGAGTTCTGAGTACCTTCAGCCATAATCTTTTCCCAATCAGCCTCGCTTGTAGCAGCCGATTTCATAATGGTAGCTTTCGCTTCTGCCTCAACTAACTTTAAATTAGAAGCAGCAGCTTGAGCATTTGCCTTACCTTCTAACCAACCCCCTGCAAGGTTAGCTATTGGGCCTATTAACTGTCCTATCATTTCTCACCCTCCATGCTCATAGTTGTTTTCTTATCTGACTTAGCAGAGTAAGCATTGAACCCCATGAATGCAGCAACAACACCTGATGCAGCAATAACATAAACAGATGCAATGTCTGTAATTAAAGTAGCTGCTTTGTCAAAGCCAAGAACACTAGCTAACAAAATAATAAATGGATAGATCAACATCCCTGCCAATGCAAAACCTGTGTATCTACGCTCTGCATCACGCTTTAAGTCTCTGTCATTTATTTCTAAACGTCTTTCTTCAAGACGTAGTTTCTCCCATTCGTCTGGTTGTATAACGCCATCTCCGTTAGTATCAGCTTTGTCGAACTCTGTCATTTGCGTAATCCTGTACTATCCTTCGATCATATCCCAATATAATTAGCTTACCATAATTATCATATGCTGCAAATTTCTTGCCACGCTCTACTATTGTTGGCTGTTTACTTCGAGACACGCTACCTTCATGGAGTTGTGCGTTACCATTATCTTTGCCTTTTCTGCTTGCTCTAGGCATTGCTCTTTATCCGAATATGTGCCGATCTGATAATACTTTAGATGATCTGTATTAACAAAATGCAAGAATACTAAAACATAAATCATTTAAAATAATCCCAAAAATCTATCCAACCCATGTGATGTAAGTAAGCAGTCGCCCCAATAGCAGAGGCTGTGAGTAAGAAAAATATTCCAGCTAGAGTAATGGCTAGCTCTTGTCGTTCTATAGCCTCACGCCTCGCCTGAGCCTCTGCCTCACGCTTCTCAGCTAAAACTTCTCTACGAATCTTTAAAAGTTCTAGGTATTTGCTGCGTCCGTAGGTTTGAGTGATCCATTCTTTAAGTTCTTCTTCAGCCTCCGCAGCCTGTCGGAGTTTAGCCCAGCGATCCAACGCCGTAGCATTGGAGCTTTTGCTTGATACACCTTTTTTCTGTAGCGTTTTCTTAGCTTGGTCAGTTGCGTCAAAGAATTGTCCTATCTGTTTACTAAGTCCAGCTATAGACTTGCCAGTTTGGAGACCTAACTTTATTCCGCTGAGAATTGTTAATGGGTCCATAACTACATCCCATCGTTACGGCTAAACTCAACTGTCTTTTCAAGTATTGCAATACGAGACTGTAGCTTAATGATTTCCATCATATGACTAGCCATGCCACCCATATCTTCGTTAATCATATCTATGTCTTCCCAAATCTCGTTATCACCATCTTCCATGTCTTCATAAAACTCTGAAAGTATATCAATAATTTCTTGTAGATGATCAGTATTACGCTGCACATCCCTGATTAGATTTGTTTTATCAGTAGCGTTGTTCTCAACAGTAAGAATATTTACTGTCTCTTCTAGTGTAGAAATGGTACTAGCTTGTTGAGCAGTCCACCAAATAAATCCACCGATCTGAAGTATAACTACCCCAATAATACCGATGCTTACTTTTGGTAGACCGTCCAAATCATCATCCCATAAATGTCATGCGTAACAATAACAATAAGCTTGCACCACCAATGCCAATCATAATAGCTTCAAGCCTTTTAATTCTATTATATAAGTCTTTGAACTGGATTTTCATTTCAGTCTGAATCTCAATCATCTGTTTTTCCAGTGCATCTATGCGCGAGTGTGCTGATTGTACTGTACGCTTGTCCATTAATTTACCGTTTCTTCTTTTGGCTCCAGAGAATCAGAAAGCATTTTCATAAAACCTTCTCGACCAACTTGTAACTGTGCTAAGTTAAACTGAGCGGATGCAATCTTCTGGTCCAAAGAGCTAATATGATTTATGCAAACCTTTGACTCGTCTGATAGTTCACTTTCTTTGTATTCTACGTCATCAATCATGACCTTTTTTTCTTCAGTCATTCTTAACTCCTTCTAGTTAAATTACCACGGAACCCCCGTAGCTTGGGTTGGCGCTTTCAGTAGCGCAATCTGAGCCGCAAGTGCAGCTTCAGTATCATCTTTACCTACATCGGCTTGCGCCCATGCAATACAATTAGCTTCTGTCACACTGTCATAAGCAATGAAGTCAGAAGCAGACGGGTCAGGTGTACAACCTACCGTGCCATATCTGCTTGCTGTATGGGTAACTGCATCATCACCAGTTCCTACTGTTTCAGAAGCGCTGCATCTCCAATGTATTATATCAATACCACCCGTTGCCGTAGTTCTTTCAACTGTGGGAATAGTCCAAGTATAAGTTATTGCCATAATGTTACCCTTCTAATGCTGCTAGTCTTGTTTCAATGTTAGTCAGTCTTTGTTCTGTTGCTGCACCGATAAATGACAATAACTCTGGGTAACGGATACCCTTTCTGTTACGCTCTGTTGCGCCCTCTGGTGCTTCTTCTAGTGTCTCGTAGGTATCAGTGCGAGTGTAGGCTTCTTGTGCTTCTACGGCTTCGACAGCTTCTGTTAGCACGTTGCCATCTTCATCGTAGGTAGCATCAACAGCTTCCACTGCCTCAACCGCTGGGACTTCTGTCTGTGTTTCCCACCAAGTAGTGCTAATGAAGAACGCATAGTTCCCTGCGTCTAACCCTGCGTCTGACATTGCAGTTTCTACTTGTTG